TCTATGTACTGCATTTGACCCAGCAACAGGAAGTGTAAGAAATGAAGATATTGTCGGTGCAACATCTGGTGGAAACACATTTGAAGCAAAGCCTAATTTTAGTGATTTGGGAGATGATATTGACAACTGCCCTAAAAACACTATGGAATTGAAACAAATTGATGATGAAGAAGTAAGTATCAGTGGTTCGATGGTTACTGTTAACGCTAACCTTTTAAACAGTTTGATGGTAAGTACAACATCTACTGTTGAAGCTGGTGTAACACATATTGTCCCAAAAACAGAATTATCAGCAAATAATTTCAAAACATTATGGTGGATTGGTGATTATTCAGATAAGAATACAGGAGAAGATGCAGGTTTCTTAGCCATCAAGGTTAAAAATGCCTTATCAACAGGTGGATTTAAGGTTAAATCTGATGATAAGAAGAAAGCAACATTCGATTATGAATATACTGCTCACTATTCAATCGAGAATCCAGAAGAAGTACCATATGAAGTTTATCTTAAGACAGGTGGTGAATAGTCATGAAACCATTATCAGAGTATAAGGACGATGAATGTTTTGATTTATTAGACAGGATTTTGGACCCTGTTAATGAAATCATGTCCGATAAGGAAATGTCAAAGATCTATGATGAAAAAGGAAAGTTTGGTGTTATCCGTCTTATCATCAAAAAACATCGTGAAAACATTGTTTATATCTTAGCTACATTAAACGGTGTAGAAGTTAAAGATTATCATTATACATTTAAATCAATTCTCGATGATATTACAGACCTTTCTAATGATGAAATCTTCACGGATTTTTACAAATCGCTAATGACAAGCGTTCCTGTGCAGTCTATCGAGCAGAATATTACAACGTTGAGAGACTTGGAAAGCCAAAGCAATTCATAAAGTATGTCCTGTATAAAGTGTCAGAACATGAAAAAGAGATAGCATATCGTTCTTATAGTTGCGATATGCTATTGGCTATTTTAGGGTCATTAGTTGGCGATAACGTAAAACAGGTAAAGAGATATTATGATTTAATCAATGATGAACCAAAAGAAGAAAAGACTGCAGAAGAATTAGTGGCAGAATTTAGCAAAAAGACAGGAATTGAGGTGATTTAATGAATGCTTTTGATGTGTGGGCTTCTTTGAAATTAAACACAAGAGAATTTGATAATGGTTTAAGCACTGCAAAAAGCAATGCTGAAACCTCAAGCAGTGGCATGGCTAACTCTTTTAAAAAAATCGGTTCTGTTATTGCAGTTGCATTTTCTGTTGCTAAAATCGTTTCTTTTGGAAAGGAATGTCTAGATGCGTATGGTGTACAGGCAGAGCAGGAAAAGAAATTAGAAGTCGTAATGAAACAAAGAATGGGTGCCACTGATAAGGGTATTCAGTCAGTAAAAGACTACGCAAGTCAGTTACAGAAGATTGGTGTTGTTGGTGATGAAGTGCAGTTGGCAGGTGCTCAACAGGTTGCTACATTCTTAAAAAGTGAGAAATCAGTAAAAACATTGATGCCAGCATTAAATAACCTAGCTGTACAGCAAAAAGGTGTAAATGTCACAACAGGTGATATGGTTAATTATGGCAATATGTTCGGCAAGGTTCTACAAGGCCAGACAAGTGCTTTAAAACGTGTAGGTATCACATTTGATGCACATGAAGAAAAGCTCTTAAAGACAGGTACAGAACAGCAGAGAGCATCTACATTAGCTAAAATCATCACAAAGAATGTTGGTAACATGAATGAGGAATTCGCTAAGACAGATGCAGGTAAAATCCAACAGGCAAAGAATAAGATTGGTGATTTAAAGGAAGAAATTGGGGCAAGATTAAAGCCGGCCATTGCTAATGCGTATCAGCTAGGCTCTAAGGTGATGGAGTTTATCGTCAATAATGTTCTTCCTGCAATGGATAAAATAAGCAAAGCCGTGGGTCCTACAATTTCGAGTGCGTTTAATACATTAAGTTCTACCGTTACAGGCGTTATTAATGCAGTAAAGCCTGTTATTGAGGGAATCTTTAATTTTATTCAACAGCATTCTACAATCTTTAGTGTTATTGCTAGTGCTATTGGTGGCATCGCTGTTGCAGTTGGCGTTGTATTGCCTATCATTACAGGTGTTGTAGGTACTATTATGGGTATTGGTACTGCTATCATGACTGCGTTTACAGGTGTTAGCACCGTTATTGGTGGCATTGGTGCCGTAATTGGCCTTTTAGGTGGCCCTGTAACCGTTATTATCGGTATTATTGGGGCATTGGTTGGTGTTGTCATGTATTTGTGGAATACCAATCAAGGTTTCAGAAGTGCTGTAATATCTATATGGAACGGCATCAAGACGGCTATTACAACTGTGGTAAATGCTATTGCACCTGTTGTTAAATCAGTTTTCAATGGCATCAAAACTACCGTGACTACAATTTTCAATGCAATTAAGACAGTTGCTACTGTCGTATGGACAGCCATCAAGGTTGCTATCACAGTTGTTGTTACCGTTATTTCCACTGTTGTGCGTACATATTTCACCGTTGTAAAAACTGTCGTTACAACTATTTTCAATGCTATCAAGTCGGTTGCTTCGACAGTATGGAATGGCATTAAAACAGTCGTATTGACTGTTGTAAAGGCGTTATCCAATGGAGTTAAGAGTGGCTTTAATGGTATTAAATCGGTTGCTACAACCATTTTTGGGGCATTAAAGAGCATTCTCGTTAAGCCATTCCAGACTGCATGGAGTGTTATCAGTGGTGTTGTTAACAAAATCAAGAATGCTTTCAATTTCCATTGGTCGTTGCCATCATTAAAATTACCTCACATTTCTGTGACAGGTGGTAAAGCACCGTTTGGCATCGGTGGTATGGGTTCACTTCCTAAGTTCAGCATTTCATGGCACAAAAAGGCAATGAATACACCTTACATGTTTAGTGGTGCTACATTGTTTGGAGCTGGTGAAGCAGGAGATGAAATCATGTATGGCAGAAATAACCTAATGCGTGATATTAGAGATGTAGTGGAAAATCATGGCAATAATTTTGATTATGACAGATTTACTATCTTGGTTAGAAATATGGTGCTAGGCATTGTAAAAGAATTGAAGATTGAAGTTGATAGCCGAGAGTTCGCAAGAGTCGTAAGACGAGTTTAAGGAGTGGTATATATAATGAATAAATTTAATTTTAAATATGTTTCATCAACAGGTGATGTTATTGAGACAGGAAAGGATTATATATACCTTTCCACTTCTGATTTGGTTGACTATGAATGGAACTATGACACCAAAAATGAGAAGATTACAGGCTTTAGCAAGAAAGTTACCCAGAAGCAGTTTTCTATTCTGATTTATGGAGAGACAGAAGAAATCGCAAATGCAAAAAAGAACCGTATCTATGAAATCTTTGATAATGATGTGTACAGCAATCATAATGGCAAGATTTATGTAGGCGATTATTATCTTGATTGTTTTATCTATAAATCAGACAAAAGCAAGTATTTCAAAAGCAAGAAGATATTATTGCTAAATGTAGGGGTTGTCAGTGATACAAATGAATGGATTAAAGAAGAGCTTTTGACAATCAGCAATTCTTCTGGTTCAAGTGAAATAAGTGGATTGGATTATCCTTATAATTATCAATATGATTATGTGCATTCAGAATCTGCATCAATCAATGTTGATACATCACGAGGTGCAAAGTTCAAGATAAATATCTATGGTATCTGTGACAACCCTAGAATAACAATCGGCAATAATGTTTATGAAGTAGATTGTCCTATTGAGTATGATGAATACCTAGAAATCAATTCTAAAGACAAGAAAGTATTATTGCACAAAGTAAATGGTGAAATTGAAACCAAATTCAATTATAGAAATCGTGACCATTATATCTTTGAGCCTATCCCAAAAGGCAAAAATGCCATCGAGTGGGATAATTGTACAGATTTTGATGTAATTATTTTCGATGAAAGAAGTGAGCCAAAATGGATTTAATTTATGCAAATGAACATCGTGAAGAATTAGGTGTAATCACAAGATATGATTATGATTTGGCTTATGGCCGAGATGAAAACGACTTTGAGTTGACTGTACAATTAAATGATGATTACAGATTGAATTATCAATGGTATGTATATATCCCCAATACTGAGTATGGAGGTATCATTGACAAGAAAAATGTCTCTTTGAATGCTAAAGAGATTGTATATAAAGGTCGTACATGGCATGGAATTTTAGCACATAAAATCATACAGCCAGAAGC